CAGATATTAATGTGAACAGCGGTATCCCACCGCTGCCATTGTAGCTCCCCCATTACGGGGGTGCTTGTAGGGTTTCTATCCCAAAAGGGCGAAACCCTGAGCTTCGCTCCATACCGTACTCTCGTTTGCCTAACGGGAATACAGCTGGAGCTTATCCAACCTGCTAAGAATGATATATGTAACCCGGAAGGGTTATATATACGCCAGCGTGACGATCGAGGAATAAAGAGTACACTATCAGATATCCGAATCCGCGTGGAGGCAGCTTGCCAGGCCCTATAACAATAGGACTGGTAAGACTTATGTCTCTTAGGCGGTACGGACAGATATGATAGCGGTACTCGTATCCCTGCATCGTCATTTTCATACCTAGGTACATATAGGGGATTTCTTATTTTAGATAAGAGCCATCTACATGTAGTAGGCAGAAATATACCTGTTCTTGCTGAGAACAAGTTGAGCTGGTTAATCAAAGCAGAGAGAGCTTGAGGAGTATCTAAGCTTTTAGCGTAGACTCCACGGATATTGACTCCATTAAAGAAGTCAACACCACAAGACTCCCGAAAGGGTCCTTTAGCAAAGGACTTTTCAGCATTAACTTTGAAACCGAGGAGCCCGAGAAGACGACAAACGCTACCGTGTAGAGATACGGGAACGATAATATCGTCTCCAAAGACCCCAAAGTTACCAAGTTGGCTCGAAGTTGGAAGGTGAAGTTTTTCACCCGCCATCTTAAAGCATGCTGAAACGACACAGCTAAATATGGCAGTCTGGAGAGGGAATGTAAAACCGTTCCCCATCGAGCTAACCATATGAAGCTCTATCTGCTCGCCTGAAGGTAAAGTTGAATATGGTGAACGCAATCTTAATAGAAGTTCATAAACTTCTTTAGGAAGAAATTGTTCACACATTTTCAACGAAATACTATCAGAGGCACTCTCTAGATCTATCGTTGCGATAGAATCATCGAGAGAACCGTTACGAGCATGTTCACGATTCTTATCAGGCTGAGTCTCCACGGATATACCGTGAGTAGACCTAAGCCTGCGTAAGATCATTTGACCTAGCCCGAGCTGATAGAACATATTCAGCACAGGTTCAGTACAAATGACTCGTGAAATGTCCCGATACTTTGGAACAAAGCTAAGACGACTACCTTGCACTATACCGGGTGAACCGTAATGAAGCGATCTGATATTTTCAGCATTGCTCCATTCCGGAAACGCACGAATATAGCGGCTGTACCAAAAGTACAGATTAGCAGATGTACACGTAAGCTTAGAAGAGAAGAGTTTCGTATAAGAATCTCCTCCAACCGAGCCAATTGATGAGCCAGGCCCCAGATACCCGTCTTTAAGGATATCGAAGGGGTGGTCCACCAATGCGTAACCCCTAGGGTGAAAGAAATTATCAAGTTCCCTTTTAAAGGTACCCAATAGTTCATCATCCCAGGAGCTACTAGACGTGTTAACCCAGTCCTTGCAGCATTGTTGCATGCAAGGAACTTTGTCAAAGCGGCAGCATCAGCACTCACGGTGTTTTTATACCTGAATTTCTTCAGGATTGAACGCCGGATGCTGAATGCAGCTGCCTCAGCAACTGAGTTATCAGGATAAGAGTTAAGGCTATCAAAATAGCCTTGCTCTTCAAGATCTGCAACAAGGTGCTCATAAAGAGCTTGGGAAATAGTATCCACAAGATCCTCCAAGTAATCCAACGCAAGCTAGAGATGCAGCCGGTCTAAATATCGCCTCTTTTGAAGAGGACGATAAGAACTAGACCGATTAACATAACTAGCTGCTGAAATGGTGTTAAATTAGTAATGTCCGGGATCATAAATCCCTCACAAAGCTATTAGATAACGCCGTTCACAGCAGTGTCACCGATACCTTGGCTCTGTTGAGACAGAGCCCCGATAGCGGCGCACACAAGCGCACGGAGATT